AAAGAGCAGCAAATTCAATTTGTTAGTCGTAAGAGCAACAGGAAAGAGTAACAGAGACTCTACATTTGCATTATTCAAACAAGTAATATATAAATGGGTCTTACAAAAGTATTTCAAAATAAATGAATCAGATTTAAGAATAGTTTGCCTGTTAAATGGTAATGAGATTATATTCAGCGGTCTTGATGATGTTGAAAAGTTAAAATCAGTAACATTTAGTAAAGGAGAATTAACAGATATATGGATAGAAGAAGCATCAGAAATATTAGAATCTGATTTTAACCAATTAGATGTTCGTTTGAGAGGTAAAGGAACAAAGAAACAAATAGTAATATCATTCAATCCGATAGATATAAATCATTGGTTAAAGAAAAGATTTTTTGATAGAAAAGATGATAATATAGAAATATTCCATAGTACATATAAAGATAATGACTTTTTAGATGATGATTACAAGAAATTACTAGAAAGTTATAAAGAAACTGATGAGTACTATTACAATGTTTATTGTTTAGGTCAATGGGGAGTATTAGGAAAGACAGTATTTGATGCAAAAAAGATAAATGAAAGATTACAACGATTACCTAGACCTTTAAAAACAGGATATTTTATTTATGATTATGATGGATTAAAGATAAAGAATATAAGGTGGGTAAATGATAAAACTGGATATATAAAGATATATAAAGTACCAAACTCGCCAAACTTCACTAAATATTGTATAGGTGGAGATACTGCTGGTGATGGTAGTGATTATTATACAGCTCATGTATTAGATGCCAAAACAGGCGAGCAGGTAGCAGCATTTAAAAACCAATTTGATCCTGATATATATACAAGACAAATATATTGTTTAGGTAAGTATTATAAAAATGCATTAGTATCAATAGAAGCAAATTTTGATACTTATCCTATTAAAGAACTACAAAGACTGGGTTATAAAAAGCAATATATGAGAGAAAAAATAGATACATATACAGGAAAGACAGAGAAAAGGTTTGGATTTAAGACAACATTACTTACTAGACCAACAATAATATCAAATCTTATACAAATAGTAAGAGAAAATACTGATACTATAAATGATAAGGATACATTAGAAGAATTACTTACTATAATAAGAAATGAGAAAGGTAGAATTGAAGCACCAGTAGGAGGACATGATGATATGATGATGGGACTAGCAATAGCACATGATTGTAGAAGTCAAGTTGTATTTGATAAGCAAGTAATTAATGTATATCCTGGCTTTAACTTTAATGTAGAAAAACCAAATATAAATGATTATGGTGAAACAATAACACCAGTATAAGGGGGAAATATGTATAATATATTTAAGGCTATTATAAGCATTATATGGATTTTAGATATAATAAATATACCACAATTAGAATTTTTAGATTCAACTATTCCAATTAATACATTGGCATGGTTTTTAATATGGTTATGCTTACCAGGTACACATATTAAAATAAACATAGGATGTAATAATAAAAACAAAAATATTTAAAGAAAAAGGTGAATAATAATGGGAAGTAAAGAATTTATTGATTATTGTAAAAAAAGTGTAAGAGATTACACAATAAAGCATTTAGATAAGAGTGATGAAACACCAACATTTGAAGTTTTTGTAGTATGGTATTGTAAAACATTACAGAATCATAAAGCATTACTATCTACAACATTATTTGATGGTATGTATTACGAACTAACATATAATGGAGACAAGAAAGAATTATATTTAGATGCATATAAAAAGTTTGAAAATCACTGTATTAAAATAGAAGGTGAATAGAATGGAAACAATATTCTTAATATTAGCTATTGGGGCAACAAACCTAATGGCTTTTTTTATTGGTGCAAGAGTAGCACAAAAGGTAGTAAATAATGAACCATTAGTTATGCCTGAATTAAATCCTGTAACAATCTATAAAAACTATAAAGAACAAAAACAGGCAGATATAAAACTACAAAGAATAGAACAAAGCATGGAAAATATAAACAATTACACAGGAGATAGTACAGGTCAAAAAGATATCAATTAATGGAGGTGTAAGATGGATTTAGCAGAAGTACAAACAACTGCAATATGGGACTTGTTGGAACAAGGTAAAAATTATTGTAGAAGAATCAATATGTATTCTGATACTGATAAGAATTATAGATTTTATAATGGTAATCAGTGGGAAGGTCTAAAAGTAGTTGGAATAGAACCAGTACAATTAAACTTTATAAAACCAATAGTTAAATACAAAGTAGGAATAATAAATGCAAACCTTTGGTCTATACATTATAGTGCAGAAAACTTTGAAAATAAAGAGTTTAGAAAAGAAGCGGACAAAGTATGTGAATTGCTTAATAAAAAGGCTGCAAAAGTTTGGGAAAAGGACAACTTAGATTCAAAGATAAGAAAAGTAAGTAAAGATAGTGCTATAAATGATTTAGGAATAATGTATGTTACTTATGATAAAGAAAATCAAACACCAATAAATGAAATCATAGCGAAAAACGATATTTACTTTGGAAATGAAAACGATGGAGATATACAAAGACAACCATATATATTAATAAAGCAAAGACGTTCAGTTATAGAATTACAACAACTAGCTCGTAAAGAGGGAGTAAGTGAAGAAAAAATACAATATATAGTAGCTGATAATGATTACTTTGAAGAAAGTGGCGAATCAGCAAAGATAGAAAAAGATGCTATGTGTACACTTGTAACAAAGTTTTATAGAAATAACGATGGCAAGATATGGTATGCAAAAGCAACTAGATATGCAGAAATAGTTAAAGAAACAAATAGCGGATTATCTTATTATCCTATATCTATAATGCCTTGGGAAGAAAAAGAAGGTTCTGCAAGGGGCGAAGGTGAAGTAAGAAACTTAATAGCAAACCAAATAGAAGTAAATAAAACAGTAATGAGAAGACTTATCACTGTTAAGCAAACTGCTTATCCACAAAAGATAGCAAATATAACAAAGATACAAAATCCTAGTGATATAAATAAAGTAGGTTCAATAATAGAAGTAAACGAGCAGACAGTAGATGATGTATCAAAGATATTCTCAAATGTTGCACCAGCACAAATGTCTCCTGATGTAGAGAAAGTACAAAACGAACTTATTAATTCATCAAGAGATTTAGCAGGAGCAGGAGATATAGCAACAGGTGATGTAAATCCAGAAGATGCATCAGGTAAAGCAATATTAGCAGTACAACAAGCATCACAACAACCATTAGTAGAACAATTAATATCTTTAAAAGCATTTGTTGAAGATATAGCAAGAATATGGTTGGATATGTTTATTGTTTATTCAAGTGAAGGACTTACTCTTGAAGAAGAAATAGTAGATCCAAAAACAGGTGAAACAATAATAGAACCAGTTAGAATTGCAGTAACAGTATTAGAAGAATTAAAAGCTATTGTTAAAGTAGATATAACACCAAAAGGTGCATTTGATAAATATGCACAAGAAGTAAGTTTAGAAAACTTATTAAAAGCAGGTTATTTTAATCAGCAAAGAATAGGCGAATTAAAAATATATGTAAAATTACTTGATGATGATAGTGTAATGCCAAAGCAAAAATTAGAAGAAGCAATAGAACTAATGGAAGAAGAACAAAAAAGAATAGCTACAATAAATGCACAGGCACAATTAATGAAACAAAGAGTAAATCAATTCTTAAATAATGATATTGATGCACAAGCACAACAACTTGCAGAAGCACAAATGCAAGATAGTCAAGTAGCATCAGAAGAATATATAGATGAATTAGCACCACAATAGGTGCTTTTTTATATACACAGACCAAGCATTTAAGTCTATAAACTGTATGGAAATAGTCAAGCAAAGACTTAAAAATAGGAGGTATTTTATGTTAGATGATAACGAAAATGGTGTAGTAGAAACTACTGAAAATGTTGAAGGACAAGCAACAGAAGAACTTGTTGAAGGTGTAAAAGCAAATTCAGAAGCAACAACAAACGATGGTGTTGCAGAAGAAAAGCTATATACACAAGCTGAACTAGATGACTTGGTAAATAAAAAAATAGATGAAATAATGCCAAGGAAGATAGAGAAAGCAAAATCAAAAATAAGAAGAGAATATGAAGGCGAAAAAGCAAAATATTCTCGTATAGAAGAAGTGTTAAATGCTGGACTAGGTACAAATAACCTAGAAGAAGCAACAAAGAAATTAACAGACTTCTATAAAGAACAGGGAGTAAATATTCCTGAACAACCTAGATACTCGCAAAGAGATTTAGAACTTATTGCTAATGCAGAAGCCTTAGACATTATAAATTCAGGTTATGAAGATATAGTTGAAGAGGTTGATAAGTTAGCAGCAAAAGGTGTTAATAATATGACACCAAGAGAAAAGCTAGTATTTAAAAAACTAGCAGAAGAAAGAAAAGTTCATGAAGAAACTCTTGAACTTTCTAAGCTGGGTATAGGTAAGGAAATACTTGAAGATAGTAAATTCAAAGAGTTTGCTAGTAAGTTAAATCCGAACTTATCACTTACAGAAAAATACAATATGTATTCAAAATTTAATCCAAAGCCAAAAGTGGACCCAATAGGAAGTATGAAAGGCGACACCAAAAAAACTAGCGAAATAAAAGAGTTTTACACAAGAGAAGAAGCTCTTAAATTCACTAAGCAAGACTTTGATAAAAATCCAGAGTTATATAAAGCAGTAGTGAAATCTAGTTATAGTTGGAAGTAGTTAACTAAATCCTATTGGAATAATAGGAGGAAATAATATGGCAGTAACAAATTTCATTCAATCAATTTGGTCAAAAGCAATACAAGATGACCTAGAATTAAAATGTAAGTTAGTAGATAACTGTACAAGAGAATATGAAGGCGATATCAAACATGCAGGTTCAGTAAAAATCTTAGGAGTAGGTGATCCAACAATAGGAACATACGATAGCTCTAAGGATATTGAAATCGAGGAAATGACAGATAAAGGTCAAATATTATCAATAGACCAAGCAAATTACTTTGCTTTTTATGTTGATGATGTTAACCAAGCACAATCTGTACCTGGATTAAAAGAAAGATATCAAGCAAAAGCAGTACATGGTCTAGCTGTAAAGAGAGATACATATGTTGCTAATTTAATAAAAGGTGTTACAAGTAATGTAACAGTTGGAACAAACTTAACTGAGGATGCAGTTAAAGCAGCAATAGATGCTGGTATAGTAGCATTAAGAGAAAGAAACTTTGATGAAGATGGTGTAATAGAAATAACACCAGCAGTTTATAATGTATTTAAAAATAAATTAATAACATTATCAACTGATAACCCATCTTATATTAAAAAAGGTAAAGTTGGAACATATGATGACTTTGATGTAATCATGTCAAATAATATGGCAAAAGATTCAACTCATGCTTATTGCGATATAAGAGGTAGAAAAGCAATAGCTTTTGTTGGTCAAATAGACAAAGTTGAAGCTTTAAGAGCTGAAAAGAGATTCAAAGATATCATAAGAGGACTAGATGTATTTGGTGCTAAGGTTATTGATGAAGCTCGTATCCAAGTTGTAAAAATTCCATTAACTGTAACAGCCTAAGGAAAGGGGATAACATTATATGTTTTATAACAAAGTAATAGTAAACGAGTCATTCACAGATAGATATACTGGAAAAGAATATAAAGTAGGTGAATTTATAGAAAACCTTACTGATGAAAGGGTAAACGAGATTAAAGCAGTTAAAAACTATTTAATCGCAGTTGTTTCTAGGGAAGAAAAAGAACTTGAAACAAAAGAACCTAAAACACCAGCAAAAGACACTAAAAAGACAAATAGTCCAAAAAGTGCTAAAAAGAAAGATGAAAAAGTAGAAGAACCTACACAAAAACCAGAATCAGAAGAAACTCATGAAGATGGTAGTATAGAATCTGTTGAAGATCCAGGCGAACAAGAATAATTTATAGGGAGTGTAACAGCTCCCTTTTACATATCACGTTAAAAGATTAACTGGTGCAATTCCAGTAAACGTGTAAGGAGGATTTTATGAAATATATTAGATTTATTAAAAAACCAAGTTTGGATATGTATCCAGGAATCAAGGTAACGAAAAAAACCAAGTTTAAATACGAAAACAAACATGTAAGACAAGAAGTTAGAAACTTAGTATTACATTCTATTACAAAAGTAGTAGGCGAAGGATTTAAAAGTACTTACGATACAACAATAAAATTACAAGAAGGAGATGTTTTGTTGTTTGAAAGCGAACAAAGAGGTTATATAAAACCAGTAGAAGATTTTGTTACAATAGCAGAAGCAGCAGATGAATTAAATTGTATAAGGGAGGTATAGTCATGACATTAGGCGATATCAAGAAAGAAATTCTATCATTAATTGAAGAAATAGATACAAGCGAGAAATCATTGACAAGAGATCCTGATATAGCAGCAAAATTAAATTATGTTATAAATCAAATACAAAATGAACTTTCTAGACATAAGAAGATACCAGCTAGAAAAATTATTGAAGTAACAGAAGATAATAAAGAATTACTTACTGATACAATAGATGATTTTTATCAATTAAGAATAGTTAGAGGTGTTAAGTGTGAAATAATAGATAATTTGATTATGTTTAAAGACAAAGGAACAGCAGAAATATTCTATTATAAATATCCTACTCAGATAAATGCTGATACACAAGATTCACATGTGTTTGAATTAAGTATAGATGTTCTTGGAATATTGCCTTATGGTGTTGCAG